CTGCATTAAAACCTTTTTCAGCAGCTAGTTTTGCTGCTTGACCATAATCTTTATTTTTAATTGCTTTCATAACACTTTCGGGAGCAGATTCTGTAACAGCCGTACTAATGCCTTCTGAAAAACTTGGGGCAAATTGTTTATATTCTAAAGGACTTACAAAAGTTCCAGGATCTGCACCAGCCACAACATCTCCTGCTTGTATTAAATCTCTTGTGTCCATAGCGGTTTCTGCTGCTGTTCTTGCAGCATCTATGGGTTCAACTCCTTGACCACTTATTAATTGTCCTTGAGCTGCCGCTCTGTCATTTAAAAGTTTACCTATACCTGTTTGAGTTCCTATTGGTGAACTAAAGCCTGCAGTAAAACCTGATGGAGTAAATGCACCACCTGATGCAAACGGATTACCTTGAAATCCAGCACCTCCTGCATATCGAGCTAGCTGTCCGCCTCCGTAGGTTAGAGCACCACGTTTAAACGCATCACTTAAACTACCAGTTTGGTCAAAGCTACCTATACCTGCCATAGCCCCTGCTAGAGCAGGATTGAAAGGTGCAACAAAAGGAGCCGCAACTGTTGCTATTTTAGCAACTTCATTAGGTATAATTTTTCTAACGGCTCTTTTAAGCTTACTACCTAACCCAAATTGTTCTCTAGGCGTAATATTCATTATTCCGCCACCTCTTCTTAATTGTCTTTGCATCTGTCCTCTTGTTATTGCCATAATATTGTCAAATTTGATGATTGTTGCAGGCGTGAATATCCCGAACTATCATTCTATTTTGTTTCTCCAAACAAGTCAAGAGAAGGCATTATTATCCTTACATCTTTTCTTATCTCTGATTCAGGTATGCCTTTAGCCTTCCATTCTTCATCATTCTTGTATTTTTCGCCTGTTCTAAGGTTATAAATTTCTTCTATTACTTCTTTTGGTTTTATTGTTGGTATATCTTTCATTACGTTGTTACCTCTCGTGGCTGTATTTCTAATATAGAAGCTATGACGTGCAGCTCGTTCGCGTCAGCAGCTTGTACTTTTAATACTTCACTCTCTTCCATTACAAGAGGTTGAGTTAAAAGTTCTGTTGTTGCTTTAGATGCTATAGCTTTGTCTTTAAATAAATTAAATATAGCACCACTAGAATCAACTAAAGTTATAGTTATAGTAGATCCTGATCCTGCATCCTCTGATACTAATAATGATTTAACAACAGTGGTTGTAGCGGTTGGCACTGTATATAAAGTTGTAAGATCTGTTGTAGTTAAGTCTGTTTTTTTGTTTTTAAAACTATTAGCCATTAATTTATAAAGAAGTTAAATGCTTCTATCTCCTGTTTTAATTCCTCTTGAAACGTAGAATTAAGTTTTTCTACAATTGCATCAAGATCTCTTACCTGTGCCTCTGCTGTTGACAGATCATATTCTTCACTTGGTCTTGTTAATACTTGTACTATTTTTGCCATTATACTAAATCACTATACATTACTGGTTTGCTAAATGTTCCATAGTTAAAATCTAAATCTTTTAAAGATGCAGATTTAGATAAAGAATCTTTTTTTTCAGTAGGCATAACTCCTTGCACTTCCATTATACCTATTTGATTTCCATCTGCTTGGCCTCCATCTGTTATATTAATAGGATTACCATAAGCATCTATTTTTCCAGCCATTCTTTGGCTCATGTAATCTTGAAAACCAGTTCCTTTAAATTTTCCTGCAGGTGTAACTTTTTCATCAAAAAATTGTCTATTATTAAAAGGACCCAACTCTGCAAGTTTACTTGTTATCAAACCTAAACCTGGTATTCCTGCTAGTGCACCAAGACCGCCTACAACCAAAGAACCTAATCTACTTCTATTTCCATATGCAGTTGTATTAGGAACAACCGTATCTCTATAACCTCCAAATAAACCACCAAATCTTTCAGGTCCTGTATATGATTGTGTAAAGTAATCTTTTTTTTCTTCTGGATCAGATAGTGTTCCTTTTTGTGCAGTGGTTCTTGATTGTCCGTATTGTTGTGATATTCTATCTTCTCTATTATTGTCACCACTATTTCCTGAAGATCCACTTCCTCCTAGTCCACCCGCATCTCCGCCTTGAAGGCTAGGAAGTCCGGCAGGTCCTTTATTAGGTTTACCTTTTAAAGATCCATATAAATTTTTGTCTATTAATATTTTTTCTTCTTCATCAGTTATGTAAGCTAGTTTTGCTTTAACATGACCTGGTTCTGATAACCAAAATTTAGGAGCAGTTACCATTTTTTGTTTACCAAGGTAGTTCATAACCCCTGCTTGTTTTACAGGTTTGGTTTTTTTATCTTTATATAAACCTTTATCTATCATTATCTTCTACCATCTGGTTGTATATCTAACCTAAAAGTTCCAAGTTTCCAACTTTGACTAGCAGCTGTATTTTCTACTTTTAATGCTATAGCTCTTGCTCTTGCACGGGTGTCTACTTTTTGCGTAGAGGACGTTACAGTAAACGGCCCTAAAGCTGAACTACTTGAACTATCGTTTGGAAAATTTCTTAATTGTAATGTAATTTGTGTGTTACCTGTTTGAGATATAAAGTCTGGTATAAATCTTCTTATCTTCATTAAAAACTCTCCATCCCCTCTAAGATCTGCAACACCCGAACCTCCTTGAGTTGCTCTTTGACTTATATCAAAATCTCCAGATGTAATGCTTGCAACAATAGCTGTTGTTGCAGCTCCTTTTACTTGATCTGTTCCTGTTTCGTGTTCATAGTATATTGTTGTTCCATCCGTGTTTCCTGTTACATCAAAAGATGTATCAACAGAAGCATTATATTCTGTTGCATGTGGCGTTCCAAAAACAGCAGAATCTTTCCACATAGTTCTAGCTAATGTGCCTACTGTCCAAACTGGTCTTTGTGGAGATGAGTCAAAATAATTATACGTAACTTGTTTATTAACAACAGAAGATGAAGCGCTTGGATAGAACCAAATAACTTCACCAAATAAATTATTTAAACCTGCTGATACCATTTGGTTACCAGACTCTAAATTTATATCATCATAAACAAAATCTTCTACTAAACAACGTAGTGATTCTAATTTACCAGCGTATCTAAAGAAACCGTTCTCTGACATCCAATACGCAGAACCGTCAACTTCTACACATGCATTTTGTCCAACAAGTCCACAGTTAGTTCCTACTTGAGAGAAACCAAAAGTAAATGGTGGACCAATAAATCTTTGAGTAAATAATGCAGTATCTGTCCAAACATAAATTGCATCACGACCTCTAATAGCTCCTCTAATTTCTGATCCGTCAGCTAATCTTTGTGTGCCTGCCGTATTAGTTGCTGTGGGTGCATATGTATTTATGTCTTCTTGATCAGAAAATCTTATAAACATATTATCTTGTGTTGTTACATCTCCAATAGTTGTTTCTGTTCCAAAAAATACTAGGTGTCTATCAGGAGTAGAAACTAACATATGACGTGACGCTGTTGGTGCACCAGATATAATATTTGCTCTTGTTGACTCTGCATTTGCTGCAGCAGAGTTCCATTCAAAGACAGCGCTGTCATGAATTAAACAAATAGCTTTATCACTAAAATTATCTAATGACCACATACCTGGTTCTAATACTAAATCTCCAGATGCTGCTTCACCCCATGCTACAAAGTCTGTTGTATTTGTTACAGTGTCTCCGCCATTGTGAGCAGAAGCTGTGGTGCCTCGCACTTCTCTGGTTACACCGGTTAACTCATTAGATGCGCTTATACCTGTATAGGATATTTCTTCATCATTAATTTTTATTATACTAGTTCCTGTTGTTGGAAACAAAGAAGCGTCAGTTAAAATAATTCCTGTTGTGGTAGAATCATTAATACCTGAAGTTATAGTTGTTGTTGCAACTCCTGTAGTTGTTCCTCCCCAAGATCCAAGAGACCAACCAAAACCTTTTGCTTGTACCGCTGGACCTACAGGATAATAATGTTGTACTCTAATACCACCTGATGTTGTTGCACCAGACCCTGATTCGTTTGAGGGCATTGTAATTGTAATAGTTGTGCTTGATGGCACACTAGTTACCATAAATTTTTTATCATTAAAATCTGCTGCTGCAAAATTAGAATTAGTAATTGATGAAAAGTTATCTAGTAAAATTATATCATTCTCATTAATACCATGAGAACCACTAAAAGTTATTGTAACAACTGCTGATCCGTTAGTCGTAGTAAAGGCACTTGTAAGCGTTGTTGTAGATTTGATAGGATGTATATCATAAAATATACCTCCTGAATATGCATATAAAATTCTGTTTGTCCCTATAATTGCATACTTTCTACCTTTACTGTTTACAAAGTGGTGAAGACCCCTACCTGCTCCTGTAAGTGCACTATCTCCTAGTTGTCGCCAACCACCTATTTTTTCAGGTGTGCCATATCTAAATCTAACATTATCACAATCTATCCACTGACCCTCTGCTCCAGTAGGTGTGATTTGTTTATTAATACCTGGTTGAAAACCTATTTTTTGTAGCATAATAATCCTATAATAATCAGGCAGGAGATAGTGTGGTGGTGTATCTCCCGCCAGATTATTATTCTACTATATTATTTTGGTAATTTAAAGCCTTTAAACCATGCAGGCAACCCTATAAATGGTCTTTTAT